TTTAATATCTGTCGAGTTAATTCCTCTTTCTTTTAAGTAACGTAATGCCTGACGTACAGTAACTTCTGAAGTATTAGCATCATGTAGAGGTTTATATTCTTTAGGTAAGGCTAGAGCTTCTACTTTAACTCCATGCTCTTCTTGGTAGGAGATCTTAACGTAGTTCTTAAGCTCTTGAACTTTATGGTCCGGGGCAGATACTGCTTTAAATAGACTAACTAACTTCTTACCCTTCTTATTACAAACCCAGCAGTGCCAATGGTGAATACCTTCCTCATTCTCTTTGAAGTTAATCTCTAATTTAGGTTTGTAGTGATTACAGAAAGGACACGTGTAGGAGTAATTATCTCCAGACGTTGGCTTACCTGCCCCGATTACACTATTTACTAGACTTACTAGTAGATGATTTACCATTAATCAAATATACGATTTTAATCGGATAAGTGCAAGTCTTTTCGGAAAATTCTGGACATAATGTTGTCGTTGTATGAATTTGTTTCAAGTACATCATATTTGCATTGATAAGCAATTTCATAATAAGTTAATTGTTTTTTAGAAAAACACAACTTTAAAATCTCTCTTTTAAATTTATCTTCTCCAATCTCCTTAACTTCTACAAGTAACGGTTTACAAGAGCCCCAATACTCTCTCCAGTTAGATTCTTTGCTTACTTTTTTCTTAGTAGGCTTTCTTCCAGGACCGGACTGCTCAGAAATTTCTTTCTTTGTGAGTTTCTTAGTGATTGTGTTAGTAAATATCTTTCTACCAATGTAAAACTTACCAGTCTCAATATTTGTTATCATGTAAACAAATCCGACTGCTTTTTCAGTAAATTGATATTCTTCTGTAACTTCTTTATTTTCGTAAAACCAATTGGGCATATTTTTATCTATCGATGTTAATTATTATATTTGTATCTGTTACGTTATTTAATGGGAGTGGTTTTGCTAATTTAGCAACTGCAATTAAGTCTTGAGCTTCGTTGTATAATCCAACTGTTGTAACGTAGGGATTAAAGTAAGATCCTGTTGCGAAATCATAAATTGTTCCGTCTGTAGATGATGAAATAATAGAGGGGTTTAAAGTGAAACTATAATCACTTGCCTCTACTGTACATCTAAACTGAGTCTCAAATAATGTATAAGAACTTGAAAAAGAGCAAGTAACATTGTTAGATGTTATAAAAGGCTCAATAAAGGAGGTGTTGTTTTGAATTCCATAATTACTACTTCCGTAAGTTCCAGTTCCATAAACTGCACCGTATAAAGACCCGGTATCTGTTATGACTGCGATTCCGTGACTGTAAAATATTTGTCCGCAGATTAAATTATTGGAAGTGTTTATTAAATTACCTTCTCCATCATCGTAGATACTACCTGATGGGCTTATAAAGTTAAATGATGAAGGTTGTATTCTCTCACCAAATAACTTTGCAGGTATTGAGATAACACCTATTGATGTATTAGGAACTGTGTAAAATTCTCTAGACTGAGTTAAGGTCGTCTGTAAGTAGTTTTCGAATCTACCTGCAGAACTTACTGAACCTTGTAAAACGTCGCCGGAAGGATCGCTGCCTGGGATAGTGTAAGGTATGCTTACAGCATCTCCAGAGCTAGTAGTTAAATAGTTACTATAGTATAGTTGCTTAACTGAGTTGTAAATTAAACTTCTATACTCAACATTTACTTCACCGGTAGTTGAATTAGAGGTTGTAAATAACCCTGTTGTGTTCTCACCTAGAAATCTATCAATTCCAACATTAGATGCAGTAAAGGCAGCTGCTCCAGCAAACTGGAAAGCTTTATTTACCTCAAAGGGTGTGACTATGACGTCCGAAGCTAATAGTTGTTTGAAAGCACCCATTCATCTTAGAAGTCTAATTTAACTCTTACTAATACTTCTTTTGTGAAGTCTTTTAATAAAGGTTTTGATAGTTTAGCTACAGCAAGTAATTCGTTAGTATCGTTGTAAAACCCTACAGTTGTCATGTAGGTTTGTGGGGAGTTAATAAAGTTACTAAAGATAACATCTCCAGTTGATCCTGAGATAAATGATGGATTTTCTGAGTAGTTAAATTCAGCATTTCTTGCTCTCACAAACACGTAGTCAGATGTACTGGTCTCTTCACTGTTTAGTTGAAAAGATCCTCCTCCGGAGACTGCTGTAAATATTTTCTGTATATTTAACCCATCTGAGTCGTTAGATCTCAAAGGTGTAAGGTTAATTGATTGGGATAAAGCTAACGGGTTTAGGATAATGGTAGAAATATCTGGTAGGAATAATCCGTACGATCCTGATGAAGGAGAGTATCCTGTTCCAGAATAAGCAGTTCCGTTTGAACCGGAGATAATTTGATATACCCTACCGCAGTCTAAATAAGTATCGGTTGATACCATTCCGGAGTTATCGGTAAGTTTTAATGAACCGATTCCAGATCCTGTTAGTGTTAAGTTAAAGGTCCCTTTTAGTAAATGCTCTTTGTATCTTGCTCTATCTATATTGATTGCCCAGAAATCAGAAGCAGTTACTGTTCCAAAAATAAACTGTGCATTTTCATTTCCGTAAATTAAGTTTCGGTATTGCCCATAGACAGTTCTTGTTGGAGTAGCTCCCGGTACTAAGTCGTTGTAGTTGGCACTTCCGGAGCCATATTGGTTTCCGTAAGCAAGGGCGAATTGAACAGCAGCACTTGTATCGGTAGATGATGTTTGGTATACGTTCTTGTAGTAGTTGTCGTTGCTACTTGATACAGATGATGTAAAGAATGTTGATAGTACTGGATTATTAGTAGACCAGGCAGTAGCGGTTACTGAATCGATACTTACTAGAAAATCTTCGGGGTCTAATCTTTTAAATGACATGTTCTATATTTTAGTTTTTAACTACTGTTACCGGAATTGAAAGTCTAGCACCTGAAGCTCTACCTACTACTTGTAAGGTGGCAGATAATGATGTATTGGATCCAAACAATGTATTAATTGTAGTTGCGCTCATATTCAAACTAGTTCCAATCACTGTTTTAGATACTGAGGTTCCGATTGTTGTTGTTTGGTTTAATGCTTGAACATCGGGGGTATTAATTCCAACACCGTTAAATGTAGTAAACAATCTAACATCGGAAATTGTAAATGTATATCCCGAAGATTCGAATAATGCAGTTTGAGATAGGTAATTCAAAGTTTGAGGAGTAATTACTAAACTTGCACCTTGCTTAATAGTGATTTGAGAGTATCCAATATCCAATACTGGCATTCTAGCAGTGCCTCTAGGAAGGGTTACAAGCTTATACTTCATAATTTGAGTCTCATCAGGAAATGCTTCTAACAGAGGCATATTCTCGATAGCTTCTCCGTAAAAAGCAGAACCTGAGGGTTGATTTGGATTATATAAAGTATAATCGATTTCATCATCAGATAATGCAAACTGTGTAATTCTAAAAGAACCGTCTCCTCTTGCAAGAAGTTCTCTTCCTTTTTTAGTTAAAATGGCGTCAACTGTGACAGCGCTGTTATTAAGGTATCCCATAATCTATTATAAATATATGTACTTGTTAAGTTTTAAGTTATTAAACCTACTTTACGGGCTAGTGCAAGCGGATCAACGCTAGGGTTAAAATTACCCGGTATTAGGATTCCATTTTGCAGATACCCAGGCATTGGAGATACTACTACCTTAGTTTCATTTGGCACTCTTCTAAAGATTCTAAAATTTTGACTGTCTGTGCTAGGACCGATTGATGGGTCAACGCTTGGGAAATTATTTGTAAGTTGTGATACTATACTTAGAGAACTTGTTCCTATCGAAGAGGTTGCAATAGTTGTTGCTGCAATTCGATAAAGTCCCTGTCCTTGGAAGGAGTAGTCTAGGGATGCTGATTGGGCAGCTCCTTGTTTTCCGAATCTAATAAAATCTGCAAATTTAATTGGTAAGTATGTATTAGAGTAGGGTATAGTCTGACCTACTGGGTAGGTATTGCTTACTCTATCATAGAACTTTAGAGAAGCTCCATTATAAACATAGCTTAGTTCATTACTTGCAGAGTTTGATGCGGTAAGTGCTCCTTGCAACCATCCTTGGTTCACCCCTGCATTTCCACTATCTACTAATGTATCTAAACTTGCGGATGTTAATGCTGGGAAGTCATACCCTACTACTGATATATCTCCGGTAGTTTTTGCAGTATATATGTAAGTGAATCCAAACCCTGTTGAAGAACCTGATTTAACTAATACTGTTT